ATCACTTTCTTCTCCGCACGGGTCTCCGATTTTTTACATCATCAGCCAATGCTCACGAAGAAGAAGCTTTCTAGGTTATACGCTGCCATAGCCGCTGGGGCAAAGACGGTCAGCGAGGCTGCAAGGGTGGCTGGCTTAAACAACCAGACCGCCGCCGAATACGTGTGCGTGCCGAGGGTTTGCTCTTGCCGGAAGTGCGGATGCGCTCTTCGGGCGCGCCCCAGTGGCCCTCTCCCCTCGTTTTGTGCGGCCTGCCGCCTGTCTATCCAACATGGATACTGGGCGCGGACGAAAGAGCGTGCCCGTAGGCCGTGTGTAGATTGCGGCCGGTTGTGCGATGGCAGCCGGTGCCGTCAATGTGGGTCCGCCCGCAAGGCCGCTGCCCAGTGGTGCGGCTGCGGCGCTCGGAAGGGCATCTGCGCGGACATGTGTATTTCGTGTTGGCGTGTTGCGTCCGTCCGTAAGCCTATTGCCCCTTCTCTGATGAAGGAACGTCGGAAAAGACACAATATTAGGCGCAACGCCTTGTTGGCGGCGGTTGGCGGCAAGCGCGTTGCCGGTCGGTGGAAAGGCATTGGCGAGCGTGATTCGTGGTCGTGCTGGTTGTGCGGTGGAGACGTAGACCAGTCTCTCGGTGGAACTACGAAGCGCGGCGCTCCAACGATTGACCATGTTGTTCCACTGGCCCTCGGCGGCAGTGACAGAGACGAAAACCTTAGGCTGGCTCATTTCTCGTGCAACTCTCGGCGCGGGGCTGGCAGGCTTAACAAGATGCAGGAGCTTCATAATGGCAGGTAGAGGCCCCGCACCGAAGCCCGCGCACCTTCGCCAGCGCACGAACAGCCGCCCGGTCACGGCCATCACGGCCCCCGAAGGCGACGTGGACATCCCGGCCATCCCGAATCCGGACGGGCGGGAGTGGCACCCGCTCACGCTGGCGGCGTGGGAGCACGCATGGCAGAGCCCGATGTCGAGCCAGTGGCTGGACACGGACGTGGATGCCCTCGGCCGTCTGGCGATCCTGTGGGATGCGCTCTACAACGGCCAGATGATGGCGATGGCGGAGATTCGGTTGCAGGAACAGCGGTTCGGGCTGTCGCCGCTGGACCGCTCGCGGTTGCAGTGGGAGGTGGCGCGGGGCGAAGAGGCCGACCGGCGCAAGCCCAAGCCCGCCCCCAAGCGCGCCGTGGGGATTGACCCGCGTGGCGTGGTGATGCCCGCCTATGATTCTGACCGTTCCCATTGACGCGGTGCTCTTCCCGACGCTCGGGCCGCAGGTCTGCGCGTTCATCGAGGAACGGCTGGTCTTCGGGCCGGGAGACTTGCGCGGCCAGCCGGCCGTGCTGGACGACGAGAAGCGCGGGCTGATCTACCGGATGTATGAGCTCTTCCCGCAGGGCCACGCCCAGGCGGGGCGGCGGCGGTTCCGGCGCGCTGGTATCTCGCTGCCGAAGGGGCTGGCTAAGACGGAGATGGCGGCGTGGATTGCCGCGTGCGAGCTGCACCCGGAGGCCCCGGTGCGGTGTGTCGGCTGGGATAAGGACGGGGAGCCGGTCGGCGGGTCGGTGAACGATCCGTATATCCCGATGGTGGCCTACACGGAAGAACAGTCGGACGAACTGGCGTATGGCGCGCTCCGCGTGATTCTGTCGGAGGGGCCGATGCGGGATGACTTCGACATCGGCCTCGAGCGCATCATGCGGCGGAACGGAGACGGCAAGGCGGTGTCGCTGTCGTCGTCGCCGAATTCCCGAGACGGTGCGCGCACGACGTTTGCGGTCATGGACGAGACGCACTGGTGGACGCTGCCACGGTTGAAACAGGCCCATCAGACCATGCTGAACAACCTCGCCAAGCGCAAGATCGCGGACCCGTGGGTCTTGGAGATCACGACCGCGCCAGAGCCTGGCACGGGCTCCGTGGCCGAGGGCACGATGGACTACGCCACGGCGGTCATCGAGGGCAAGGTGAAGGACGCCAGCCTGTTCTTCTTCCACCGGCAGGCGGGGGATGAGCACGACCTGACCACGATTGAGGGCGCGAGGGCGGCGGTCATCGAGGCGTCTGGCCCTGCGGCAGCGTGGCGGGACATCGAGGGGATTGTGTCGCTATGGAACGACCCCACGACAGACCGGGCGTTCTGGGAGCGCGTGTGGTGTAACCGGCTCGTCAAGGGCGCCACGCAGGCGTTCGACGTGGAGCAGTGGAAGACGCTGCGCCGCGACGTCTCGCCCGTCACGCTGGGCGACCTCATCGTGTTGGGGTTTGACGGCGCGATGTTCCATGACGCTACGGCGCTCGTGGGCACGCATGTGGAGACCGGCTATCAGTGGGTCATCGGCGTCTGGGAATGCCCGCCTGAGATTGAGAACTGGCAGGCGCCCACGGCCGAGATTGACGCGCTCGTGCGCGACACGTTCGAGCGCTACACCGTCTGGCGGATGCTGTGCGACCCGCCCTACTGGCAGTCGTGGGTGGCGAAGTGGGCCGGGGAGTTCGGAGAAGACCGCGTGATCGAGTGGTGGACCAACCGGCGCCGGCAGATGGCGACGGCGCTGCTCGATTACCGCACGTCGATTGCGGAGGGGACTATCTCTCATGATGGCGACGTCCGATTGCAGCGACACCTCGCCAACGCCCGCCGCGAGGACTTGAAGGGGTGGGTAGACGAACAGGGCAAGCCGCTGTCGCTCATCCGGAAGGACCGGCCGGACTCGCCCCGGAAGATTGACGCGGCGATGTCGGCGGTGCTGAGTTGGAAGGCCCGCACCGATGCGATTGCGTCTGGCGCGGTCACGGGCGAGTCCGTCTACGAATCTCGTGGCCTTGCCACGCTGGGGCAGCGATGACCATCCGCGAACAACTGCGCGCCGCGTATCTCGATTCCGGGCTCACGGCGATCGACATCTGCACCGAGGCGGGCGTCTCGCGGGCGACGTTCTTCAACGCGCTGTCCGGACGGCCAGTGTTGACAAGCAACCTGTTTGCCCTGTGCGCTGTGCTGCGCGTGTCATCGCTATCCGTGCCGACGCGAGAGTCTAACCAGATAGACACATAGTCGCCCGCGTGCGCGTCATGATACTGGCGCGTGCCTAGACCCCGCGTCTCTGCCTCGACGGCGGCCTCGTATGTGGGATTCGCGCTGATGGCGGCTGGCGTGTGGGTCATCTTCGGCGTGGGCTGGGCCTGCCTCGGATCGGGCGCGCTGCTATTCGTGGCTGGCAACCTCGCGGAGACCAAGCAGCGGTGAGCCTGTTTCGGGGACTGTTCGAGCGACGCGCCGTCAGTTCCGAGGAACTGATGCGCTACCTCACGCGTGGCGTGCAGTCCGTCTCAGGCCAGTCTGTGTCGGAGTCGTCCGCGATGCGCGTGGCGGCGGTCTACGCCTGCGTCACGCTGATTGCGGGCACGCTCGCCACCCTGCCGATGCACGTCTACGAACGTGTCGGAGAACGCGACCGGAGGCGTCGGGACAATCATCCCGTGGCCATCCTGTTCCGCAAGCCCAACCGCTGGCAGACCCGCGTGGACTTCTGTCAGCAGATGCAGGCGTCGGTGCTCCTGCGGGGCAACGGCTACGCGATGATCCAGTGGGACGGCACGATTCCCCGCGAGATGTGGCCGCTGCACCCGGACGCGGTGGAAGTCGAGCGCGGGCGTGACCTGACGCTGCGCTATCACGTCCGCATGGACCCGACCTCGCCCACAAAGATCGTGCAGCCGGAGGACATGTTCCACGTCCGGGGCCTGTCGTCCAACGGTTTCTCGGGGCGTTCCGTGCTCTCTGACGCGGCCGATGTCATCGGCATCGCACAGGCCACGCAGGAACACGCCGGGACGTTCTGGGCGGATGGTGGCGGGCCGGATGTGGTGCTCAAGCACCCCAAGACGCTGACCTCCAAGGCGATGACATCGCTCGAAGAACACTGGGAAGCGACCTACGGCGGCGGCAAGGGGCAGCGCCGGGTGGCCGTGCTCGAAGAGGGCATGGACGTGTCGGCCATCAGCCTGAGCAAGCAGGACGCGCAGTTCCTCGAAACGCGCAAGTTTCAGCGCGGCGAGATTGCCGGCATCTTCCAGGTGCCGCCGCACATGATTGGCGATACCGAGAAGTCTACGTCGTGGGGCACCGGCATCGAGCAGCAACAGATCGGCTTTGTCCAATACACGATGCGCCGCTGGCTCGTGACCTGGGAGCAAGCGATCTGGCAGCAGTTCATCGAGGCCGAGCAGGCGTTCTACCCCGAGTTTAACGTCGATGGTCTGCTGCGTGGCGACCTGAAGACGCGCATGGACTCCTACGCGCTCGGCATTACGAACGGCGTGTATTCGGTGAACGACGTGCGCCGCAAGGAAAACGAATCACCCGTTCAGGGCGGCGACACCTACTGGCGGCAACTTAATCTCGCGCCGCTGACGCAGACCGAGGCCCCGCAGCCTCCGGCCGCGCCAGTGGTGGACGACAGCGACGACGACGAGGACGCGGTAGACGACACCACGGGGGCGGAGGGCATGGCATGAGCGAACGCACCCGGCTAGCGGTAGCCCTTGAAGTCCGCAACATCGACGACGACGCCCGCACGTTCGAGGGTTACGGCTCGGTGTTTGGCACGCTGGACAGCTACGCGGACACGGTGAAGCGTGGCGCGTTCAAGCGGTCCCTGAGGGAATGGAAGGGCAAGGGCCGGATGCCGGCCATGCTCTGGCAGCACAACCCCGACGAACCCGTGGGCGTGTGGACGGAGATGGCGGAAGACGAGACAGGCCTCGTGGTCAAGGGCAAGCTCTTGAGCACGGGCCGGGGACCGCAGGCATACGAGGCGCTGAAAGAGGGCGCGCTCTCTGGGCTGTCGATTGGCTTCGTGACGCGCAAGTCGCAGATTGACGACGAGTCGGGCGTGCGGACGCTGACCGACGTTGATCTGTGGGAGGTCTCGCTGGTGACGTTCCCGGCGAATGACCCGGCGCGTGTGACGTCGGTTCGGGCGGATGGGGACTTTCCGTCCGAACGTGAGTTCGAGCAGTGGTGCCGGCGGGATGCCGGTTTGTCGCGTGACGAGGCCAAGCGCGTGACGGCCATTTGCTTTAGGCGGCTTCTGCGGGACGCAGAGGCCACAGAATCAGACCCTTCAGACATTGCGGGACGCCATGTCGAGGGCAATCGTGAGGTGCTGGACGCGCTACGCGCCACCCTCGGGAGTGCCACACATGGACCCGGAAACGAAGAAGCTGGTCGATGAGATCGGCCGTGGATACACGGAGCTTCAGCAGACGCTG